GAACAAACCCCGGATTGTCCTTTGCAAAGTATGGCACATCGGCCCAACCCTTCGCCTTTTCGCGGTTCGTATCAATCCAATCGGTAAACTTTCCGGGAATAGAAACAACCGGCTCCCGGAATTTAAAGTCGCCATCGGTGCCATTCAAAATAGAGTTTTCGTATTCTTCCCATTCAGCGTCTTTTGGCATTATCGGTACCGCATAACACAAACATTGCGGGTGCCAACCGGTGAATTTAAACTTCTTGGGATACTTCCCCTGAAAGACATCGCAGATATCGCCACCTGGCATTCGAACGGCATGACTCCCCGATAGCTTTACTTCATAACCAACAACAAAATCGAGCTGATTCCATCGCTCATAATCTGCCTCGCGGTAAGCCATATTGGTTTCGGTAACAGTCAAACGCATGGCATTTTTGTATGCGCTTCGGTAAGTTCCCTGGCCCGGATGGTAGGCTTTGGCTCGCTTACTCCATTCCAGTTCACCAAATTCGTTTCGAACACGCCGGAATAAAGCATCGGGCCTTTCAAGATATTGGCGCACCCTGCGACTTATTGTAGCTGCACTGTCACCGTTGGTTATCCCCAGGGCACAGTGTATTTCAAGCTCGCCCCTTAATCCATCGACCATATTCCAAACGCGCGAACTTAGGTTCATCCCTTTTACCTGCCGGTTTGCAAAAGATCGTAAAGCTTCAGTATTCGGGTTTTTGAATTCCGGTTTAAGTTTAGAGAGTGCGCCAAGGTACGAATCCACCAACGCATCGTTCTTTCTATTGCTTAACGTCCATTCGTTTGTTACTCCGGAAGAGATAAGCCGTACAACTTCATGCTGAAAATCATTAAAAACAACATTTGCCCGGGAACTTATATCCGGGTGACTATCGAAAGTAAATGATTTCCCAAACTTTTCGGCATGTGGGTTTTCGGCCAGACGTGATGCTTGGTTAATCACCCTGTCGAAAGAACCGCGAAGCTTTTGAGCATAGGCCGATATATTGGCCAAATGTTGTTTATCGAATTCATTCATTAGGCACCAAAATTTCCTCCAAGGTTTTCCTGCCCATCGGCACTTATACGTTCAAGCTCAGCCTCAGGATCGGAGACGAGAGGATTAAGAGCCACAGCCGTTGTTTTACTCAGCACTCCACCAGTTACCGCAGTGGTTAACGTGTCGATATCCTCCTTCTCGTTTACCGGCAAATATGGCGTAAACACTGGCTCCAACTCCAAGCTAAGCACAGCCTTCGACAAACCTGTATCGATAACATTTCCGATCATGGACATTAGTAAATTTAACCGGCGTTGAATCCCTTCACCAAATGAGGCCTCTTTCTTTCGGGCCTTTAAATGGGCATCGAGAAACATCAGTTTCAATGCTATACCAGATAACTGCCCAAGGCCTTTCATTTGGCTGAACGAGATGTCCGGCGTTTGTGTCATTGAAAGAATGAATTCCCTAAGCGTTTCCCATTCGAGTTTTACCGATTCCGGAGCATTGGTACTTTCAAGATACTTCACATCACCTTCACCATCCACCTGCAAAACTTTTCCCTGCTCGCCTTTGCTTGCGAAACCAAGTACTTTGCCTTTAACGATGGTAATTGGTGCTCCTGAGTAGTCGTTACTGTCGGCACGGTTACTCACAGAGGTTTCGAGACGTTCAATCATTTGTTGAACCTTGTGCCACTCGGGCACGTCTTGCTTGTAATATACGATTGGGATTTTCTTGAATAAATTTGGTATTATCTCAGGAGTTCCTGTATTCCCATCCACAGTTGTGTACTTAATAGTTTTATCAGCTGTATAGATATCGAAATGAGCCTCTTTTTTACCATTGGCCTCAATCGTATATTCACGGCTAAAGGCCACCATATCTCCCGTATCGTCAAAAAACGGATATAGCTTATCTCCTTTACTTTCCGACAAAATTTTCATCTTAGGTTTGAATTTTGCTTTTGACTCCAAACCCCAATATCCTTCTTCCGCATCAACTAAATACCACAGTTCGGCCACCTCGCATTCGCTGAACATGATTTCGGCAATTTCGCTATTCCGAAAGTCGAGCTTAGATTTTCTCCACACCTTCTTAACCATTGCCAGTAGAGTTTTCTCCTGTTCATTATCTGCACTTGCGGCCACCGATATTTCCACAGGATTTCCAAGCAAGAACCCCACAGCCCTTCCCACAATGGTTTGCTGCATCGGTATGGCTATTCTTGCAACTTCCTCCTGAACATCTGTATAAATAGGCTTGTCATTGGCATCATTCCCGGTAACTTTCTTTACCAGTTTTTTGGGCCGTTTAGCTTCATCCATTACACTATGCTGCAATGGGTCGTATTGCTTAAGGCAGTTTTCGACTGTAACCTTTGGCGTGGCCTTAACTGTGAGCTGCTTTTTAATAGCCGCAAATTCCTGTGCTAAAATCTCTTCTATTGTCATGGCGTTATGCTTTAAAATATCCCTGCTAAATCGTTAATATTCATACCCCCTGATTGTACTTTTAGATGATCAGGGTAAAAGGTGTTGGCCACTGAATCACTGTAATCTGGCGATCGTTTCAATCTTGCCTTAATCTCTTCTTTTGGCTCAACAATAATTTTACCGTTCGATTGAAATTTGTATTTTATTTCGGTCAACTCTTCGGTTAACAATTCAATTGTTGGCAAAGCTGCACCAGTTTTGTTTGCCGGGTTCAACCAGTCACGGAGCGCCCAATACAGGTATGCTCGCATGTTTGCAAACTCGTAAACTCCGGTAATATCTTTTAATCCCTCTGCACTTTCGGAAAACTTACAAGAATAAGCATTGGCAAAATTTAGTTCCTGCAATCGACTATACACACCGGCACCTTCGCCGATAGTGTCAATAAAGGCTTTTGAACCTCTGTTTTGCCGTAATGTGTTGGCCACCATACCGGCAATGGCCATATGTTCGGCCAGTCCTTTCGAGTTGTGCGATTCAAGTTTTGGGACATATGCTCCATGCCGGTGACATAGCACACTATTATCGCGCCCCATCCCGGCAACATCTACACCAAGGCGCATTGGATCCAATACCTTCCAGTTGTTTTTCTGCCACTCTTCCCATCGTTTATTTGCCAATTCTACCCACTCAAAAGGAATGAGTACATCATTGGCCACTTTCGGAAACATGCCCCGAACCTTTATTCGAAACAAGTCATTTGGACGGTAAATAGAGCCATCAAAAACAAAATCACCTTCACCTTCATTAAACTCCAATTCCGATATTGGCGAACACCAAGCTTCAACTTTATCCTTTACCCATTCATAGTCAACCTGACCCGGTATTATTGACTCCCGGGCAATTACATTCGGAGATGAAAGACTATCCAAGCGGAACTTCGCGAATCGAGCCGACTTTTGGGACCGTGCCGCAAAGCCGGTTGTTGTATTTGGGTTGAACACCAATAATAGCCGGGAGTTGCCCTGAAGGTTACCCTCTATCGCATCGAAAATACTGTCTGGAATACCCGAAGCTTCGGTAACCACAAACATGGTATTTACGGCATGAAAACCGGTCCATGCCTCTTTGTTGTGTTCATCTGCTTTGAAACCTGTGAGAAACCATTCCTCGAATTCGGTGCGAATGTCGTAGCCCACCAAACGCCCGTGCAGTATTTTTGCACGATTAAATAACCTCGATATTTCGGGGTACATAATATCGCCAACCTGACGGCCCGTAGGAGCTGTCAGAGCTACTTTTGTATTCTTAACGAGTTCACCATTCACATCCCACCTCGGAGTTAAATACATAAAGCACATTGCAGCCACAGCCGCAGTAAAGTCTTTGCCTCTTGCAGTACCGGAACATACCGAAATCATTTTTTCGGTTTGAACCGCCGAAATAATCTTTTGCTGTTCGGGGTCGAGCTTCACTTTTAGTACTTCCCTGGCATACTTATTCCAGTCGGCTCTGTACGCTCGTAATTTTGCTTTATGGACATCCTGTATGTTAGTTTTCTTCATCGGGAGTTTCCATAAGTAAATCGAGGAATGTAGGGCCCTTTAGTTCTGCCTCCACGTGCTGCTTTTCGCGCCACATGGCGGGCTGGCGGTTTTTGAGCCAAAATATTTGGGCTGTGGTATCGGGAGCCACCTCTTTGGTAACTACGCGTTTTTTGTATTGGTCTTGTTTTACCTCGTTAAGTTCGGGTTCGGCTTTGGCTTCCGACATTTCAAACGTTACCTCGTCGTAAGCATATCCTATGGCTCTTTTGTACAACGAATTTACCACGGCGCCATCAGCAATAATCTTGCCCCTTTTTATGGCCGCAATAAATTCTTTGTGTGCTTTCTTCCACTTATTCAGAGTGGTAACACTCACTCCAAACGCATCGGCAAGGTCTACATCAGTAAGCCCTAAAAGCGTAAGGCTAAATGCCTGATCGGCGTACTCTCGTTTAAATAGTGTTTTTCGGCCTGTTAGTTTGCCTTTTGCGTACTTATTGCCCTTTGGTGCTGCCATAATGTTTAAATTCCTTTACAAACGTGTCGTAAAAATACGAGACCTTGTATCGGAACTCTGGGTAAACATCGTTGTAATTCCTCACACTTTTAAGGTTGTGAGAAATTGTTGTTGGGTTGCATTGATATAATTCGGCAAATGCTTTACGTAGGTTGCATCTTATGTTTCTACGAAATCCATAAAAGTAATCGGGGTCGTATAGTTTTACTATTATGGCAATAAATAATAATCGGTATTCGGTGCATGCACTACATGTGTCGTAAGGCGGAACAATTTCACTAAAACGAGCGTGAATGTCTGTAATAGTGGATAAATCATCAAAATGTGGATTTGTTAAAAATTCATCCATTATCTCCTTTGCAAGGAGCGGATATTTAGCGACTATCTTCCTGCCTATTAATTCGTAATTCATTGCTTTGAGTATGATTCAAAGATAATAAATTCGACTTTAAATAATCAATGAAAATGAATGGTAATTCAATCGTAAAATCCGAACTTGTTTTTCACCTTTCCTTTTATGGTGGTGGCATGTCGTATGGTTGTAATTATCTCAGTGAGTTTTTCAGGCACAATACACCCAACGCAAATATCAGATTTTTCATTGCAGGCACGTTCTATGTCCGATCTGTTTTTTTCGTTTATCTTGGAGCAATCAGCATAGGAATCCCATTTAAGAAACGAGTGGTCGTTTTGAGGTACGATAATTTGAAGCTGCTTTAATGTATCACAGTAGTTTACATTTTCGTTGATATTTGAATTGATATAGATTGCCGCAAGGCTTACTTTATCATTCGAGAATCCTACAATGATGAAGTATTTGGTTTTTGGTGGGGTTGTATCCGTAACATGCAATTTTATAACGGTTCCAATATCAATCATAAAAATTACTCGAAATGTAGGGTAACTACGTTTACTTATGCCTAAGCGAAAGACAATCTTGAATTCTCAGAAGTGTCTTCAATGTAATTAATCATATCCTGGTTTGCTCCGCCTTCAATTGCAATATCCCGGATGGACATTGGACGATTTAAAACGGCGTTTTTCCACGCAAATTTATGAGACAAATTGGTTAATTCATTGAAATTACAATCCCTATATTTTGCTATTGCTTTATTCAAGCATTCTATTTCACTGATTGATAATTCATCAAGATCGGCATCCGTCTTACTTTTTGCCTTACAGCCCACTACATCAAAGTAAGAATTATATAAACTTTCTTTTGAAGATTGCGATTTCAAATCTTTCAGCATATTGTAAGCATTAGACAATACCGGTCCATTTTTCATCTTTATGTAGGTATCATCTGTTATTGTGCTACCGTATTTCGACAAATGTTCTTGATCGGCAAAGTATTGAATTTTAAATACCTTATGAAAATCTGCCTGTCCACCCAAAGCATTAATAATGTACAAAAGGGTGTGGATTATGGTTAATTCCTTTTCTGCCAGTTCCATATTATTTATAATTTCAAAACCCATTGGTTTTAGTTGTGTTCCAAATATTGTACAAAGGTATACTTTTTTCGCAAAAGTATACCAATTTCCAATTAATTCAATTTATTTTAAAATACTGGCGGTAACACAGGCTAAAAAAGCATAGCCAAGAAAGTTCCTACCAAAGTTTTGAAGCGTGATTAAATGGCTACGCTTCTTAGCCAAACCGTTACCCACCATTAGAATCGGGCAACTTATCGCATGTTATTCTAAGCGTTCTATAATCGTAACCACGTTCAGTAAGCATAGTCATTAATCCTTGCTCCCAATCCGTTCTATGTCCAGTTGTTTTTACCATGTCAAAAAATACACCCATCATACTTTTGCCAGCATTATCTGGGTAGTTAAATAACCAGTCGTTTTCTTTTTTACTCCATCGGAGTTGTATTTTTTTGTTTGCCATATCAATAAAATAACGGTGGGTAACAATATGTATAGTTAATAAGCCCACCAAGTTTGTACTAAATTTGAAAGTTTCTGCATGGCTTACTAACCATACATTCAACGTTAATAAATTTTACTTTCAGCGCACTCTTTCAATAATACAATGCTTATTGTTATTGAATATATCAAGGATCTGATTGTGATAAGCAGTCGGCTTATTATTCTGTCCTCGGGCCTGAATAACACTAAAATCCTTCAGTGAAACTTCAATAGTTTCAACAGGCTTGTCATTGACGCGTGCAGACATAATAAGCGATTCGGACTTCTTGTGATAGTCATTGGCGAACACGCAGTGTTTCAACTCGTCGCCCTCCTTCATTAGTTCTTCAACCGATTCAATGGTTTTAATCTTAATATCCCCATCTTGTATGGCTATTCCAAAAAACCTTCCTTTTTCCCGAGCATAATCCACCTGCTCATCTACGAGTCTCTTCCGCTTTTCTGCAATTTTCTGTTTACGGTCGATGGCAAGTTTCTTGCGAACAAGTCGGTCGTGCGCATCCCGCAGGTCGATGGGGCAAATGTATTTTGGGTTGTGTACATCTTTACCAAAGTGTAGTAAAAGGTCCATGTAGTCCTCCCACATCGAAGCATCTTGAACAATATACCCGTTACGGATACATATCCTGATACTTGGCCAGTTTTTCTGCATACGGCTCGACTCATCAAAGTGCTTAAGCAGGGCTATTTGCTTTGATTTGAGAAGTATTTCGAATGCCGGACTACCCAACAAGCTCGCCATGAATTTATGCGGAACAAAGCCGTAAAAATGACCTGCAAAACCGTTTCTTTTAAGTTCCGGAATAATTGTCCTTTCAGGATATATTTTGAATGGCCGAACAGTGCACCTCATCTTATAACGGTACGATCCCGACTTTCTCACTTTGAGTTCGCTATCCCATACCCATGAATCAAAATATGACGTTAATCCACTTACCTTTTTCATTAATGTAACAACCTCTCCATCAGGAAAAACGAAGTGCTGCATCACCTCGGAAGTCCAGGGAATTGGCAGAGATTTTTTGTAGTAGTTTTTTTGGACCCAAAACATACGAACAACCTGAACGCCTTCAATCGCCTTAATGATGGCAAAATAGGCTGACTGATTGGGTTCTTCATAAATTTTTAAATCCTTACCACAACTGGGGCAAACACACCCGGTTAATGCTGAAACCAATATGGCACCATCCTTCCAAGAGTGACCACATTCAAGGCAGTGTAGCGTTTTACGAACACGCCTTGCGCAATATTCAAGGCAACTATCATACGCCCATTGTTCTTGCACTGCTGTTATAGGCCGAAGCTTTGCGCTCAAAGCAACGGCCTTTTTTTGAAGTTTTGTCTTTGGGTTCATTGTTTCACGTTTTGAAAATAAGCCTTCTTAAATCCTTTTCGTAGCGCTTCCTGTATCTCATTCAAGGTTTGCGTGGGAACATTATTGATATCCGCTTGGCGGTTTGTTTCCAGCACCTTGTTCAGATCGCCTGTGAATGGCTTTTGTTCTAAGTAGAAAGTAAATTCAGTCATGGTTCGATTACTTTTTCTACCGTCTTTGGCTTCATCTTTTGTCTGCGTTCTTACAAAGCATGTTTTTTGAAGTCGCCTGATTGAATTCTGCACCCTATCTGTGTAGGTTTTTTCATTTTCGAATATTACCGACAACGCCGGCTTTCTTCGTATCTTGTTGAGCACAGACCAGCCGTAATAGACTTTTAAATCTGATAGTTCGTTATTCATCGCCAAACAATGAAGGTTGTACAACTGCTACCGGTTTCTCTGTTTTCTGTTTTTCAACCTTAGTTGCAAGCCGTTTCTGCATTTTGGCCTTCTCTTCGGCTACAAGCTGATTCATGGCTTCCTGCCGTGCTTGCTTCTTTTCTTCTTCGGTAAGCTCTGGTACATGGTTTACCACCACTTGGGCCGAAATCGGGCCTCCTGCCTCAATATTCTCTTCGTCGTAGTAGTGAATGGCCATCCCGAAGATTTCATCATCAGCAAAAGCGTTGCACCCGCTTTTCTTAACCGTGTTCAGGATATATTTGATACAATTATCAATATTCTTATTTTCGTTCTGAAGCTTGGCTGCAAATACCTGATCAGATGCCGCCATTTGCTTAAGGTGTGCTTCGATAACCCTTTTAAATTGTTCTGTGCCTTTCATTGTTGTAATTATTAATAGATTTTCACGCCTGCCTTTTTCCTCTTCTCGGTGCCTTTATGCCTTGTATCGGTTTTTTGAGGTATGGCCCACCCTTTTATTTTGGCTACACGCCTGTTAAACTCCATCCACACGTTTTCATCTACGAATTCGAAGTGCATTGTGCCTTTTTTGTAACCCCGCACCCGGAAGAAGTCATTCCATTGCACCCATTCGCCCCAGTCTGTTTTGTTGTACGAAAAGAAGTTGTAAAGCGTCTTATGGCATTGATATTTTGAGCCGTGGCCATTGTCGTATTGCATAAGCATTACCTGATCGTAATTTTTACCTGTGAGGAAACAAAGTGCCTTGGTAATATCATCTATTAATTCGCTCCGGTGACCGCTCCGAATTTTTACATTAATTGATGGCCAACGGGTGTCATACTCACAGATGTAGGTGTCAATAAATCTCCTGTTTATTTTATAATTACTATTTGTTTTCCATTTTTCACCGGCTTCTGAATTGTCGGAAGAAAGGCTGCATATACGGTCGAACACTTCGACCAAAACCCTTTCCATCCTACTACCGTTGGTGCCAATCACAATTTCAATAACCTTGTAGATATTCTCCATTGTGAAGGGGACGGCTTGCTGTTGCTCAACAAACTTGTTTATGTCGGCCATAACACTTCCGGTAACATATTTCCCCATATTCATTTTATTAAAAACAGACCTCCATGCAGATTTTTGAAGTTCTTTTTTGAAATCATCTCTGGTTAGATTGCCGGTCTGAATACCACGTTTGGCATAAGTTTCGTGAGCCCCGAAAGCTATACCAAGGCCACTCGAAATAGGCTCAATCAAACCATTAATTTTTGTTGATATTCCCTGAACATCATCGAACAGTTTTACAGCAGCAACATACCGGTTCACAATCTCCCGAATGTCGTTGTGTTGCATTATTCCTGAACCATCAATTGCCTCTTCCTGCGTATCGCTCATATTGAAGAAATAACCATCAAACTCATTGTCGCCTGTTTTGGGCTTGAACATTCGAACAATAGCAACATCGATATCGGTAGTCCTTTCGGCATCACTAAACGCATTGCCAATGTTCTGCCATGAGCCATTTTTCTCAACCAATTGCCCCAAAATTGTTCGGCTTGTAGACCACCGGTTTTTAATTGTTTCGGCATTGCAAAGCGCAATAATCCAACATCCCTCCGGAGCCACTTCCCATGCATGGGTAATGTGCTTATCGGCATTACTGAACGGTGGGTTCATAATAATGAAGTCGATATGTGAAACTTCCTCCATTGTCACATCAAAAAAGTCGGGTTTCAGTATCCTGCACTTGCCACCAACTATTCGTCTAAGGTTTTCATTTCGCTCACATGCAATAACCGACCGTGCACCTAAATTGCGAGCATGGTCAACTATATGACCAGCTCCGGCCGATGGCTCTAATACTGTTTTACCTGAAAGGTCCAGACCCGAAGTCATCATTTCGATTACACGGGTAGGTGTTGGATAGAATTCCTTATCAAACATTTTCCTCCCCTCCTAACCGTTTTAGAAGTTCTTTTTTCCGAGCCTCACTCTTTGGAAAAAAAGTACAGCTTCCATCTTTTACCCTATGGCAGTTACTTACG